ATGTATTTGACAACATGGTTTATCAAATATGGAGCAAGAGCAGCTAAAAATTTCATAAATCCCCCTATGCGTTATTTCTGACGACTCTAGCCACGAAAAACGAAGCCACCAACCAAGCCATAGCGATAATAAAGGGGCGCATCATGGCAGCTAAATTACACGCCGGCTCAAGACTGATTTTGTATTCCGCGCCCAACGCCTGAAACGTTACCGGAGCAGGGCATTCACCATACTCGCTAAAAGTATTGTCAGGCGTGAAGTTCAAATCGATAGTTTCTTGAGGAATCTCTAAGTTTGGTTCTTCTTTTTCGGGTAATTCATCACAGGCCAAAATGTTCGGGAACACTTTACAGAGCAAACCTTCGTCTTCCTTCGGCTTGTCGTCGGGTTTTGGGTTGTCTTTGCCATCGGGCGTGCTATTTGGATCAGGTTTGTCTTTTCCGCCAGGGCTGCCGTCAGGGTCAGGTTTTGGCTTATCGGACGGACTGCCGTCGGGCGTTGGGTCTGGTTTAGAACCTGGACTTCCGTCGGGATTTGGATTGGGTTGTCCGCCCGGCTTGCCATTTTCTCCCGGTGTAGGTGTTGGGTTTGTTTTGGGAGCGGCAGGGCTGCCCGGTGTTAGGTCGGGGCGCGGGGTTGTGTTTACGGTTGCCGTGGTTTTGCCGTTACTGTCTCGTCCAAATGTGATTTGGATTTGTACGGGCTTATTGTCATTTCCTGTTACGGGGCCAATGGTTACTGATGTTCCGGGGGCGACTTGGACGTCTTCTCTATAATCGGGACGTCCTGCGCCTTCTACGAATGGCGTCGGATTTCGGTCGATTGCGGGTGTGGCGATTTCGAGGAATTTTTCAGGGGTGAGGACTTCGGATTGGCGGTTTTTCAGACGTTCGAAAAGTATCGGTGTTCTTTGATCGCCGTTTTTGTCAACACTACAATTCGCACTGATTGATCCAATACTGCATTCTTTGAAAATATAACCGTCATACCAATGATCGCGGGCTTTAAGTTGCTCAAAATATTTACGCGCTTCTCGTTCTGTTCTGCTTTTCAGCAAGAATTCAGCTTCTTTTTGGCTTTGTCCGCCTTTTTCATAAGCTCGTACTAGTGATGAATCCAAAGGAATACAGTTTGAGTAAACCTTTTTGTCCCCTTGCCAAGTCAAAATACATAGGGCGTCATCGTAGGTTTTTAGGAATGTTCCGCTTTCATCTGCTATGTAGCCTGCGGACTCAAGATCGCCTTTGACGGCTTGGTAGGCTTCGTAGGCGAAATATGCGGCTGTACCCCAACCGCTCACCCTTGTTCCTAGGGCTGCACCTCTTTTGACTAGACTGAATGCGCCTGATAGAACCCGTTGACGTGATACATTAGCTTCGATGGTTACGGGAACCGTTGAAGCAGATCGTAGACCTGTTGAAGCTTCGCGGACAGATAAAGATTTACTGGCAGTTTCATGATAGAACATATTCCCACCCATGCCGCCACGCCCGTTATCTAAATAACGCCAAGTTCTAACGCCATTTTGATTAAATCCACCTGTAGGAACACGAACTCTTCCATTTGGCTCAACTACTAATTCAGCTTTAGCAAAATTACATCCTAATAGAATAACGGCCATAATAATAAGCCGTTGAAATCTGACCATCATAGAACTCTTTGCATTCAAAGCCATGTTCTAAAAACTGAAATTTCAAATACGAGCCATCTTCAAAAAAAACCAACATATCATCAAGATATGTTCTATTTAAAAAATATTGGGCTGCGATTTTTACCATGTTCTTGAAATCAGAAATTGGATAAATTTCTTTAAGTTTGAACATTTCAGCTATAAAAACATGACACAATTTTTCATTTAAATAATCGGGATTCGTATCTTTTTTGAATCTCAATTCTTCTTCTGAAATATAAAACATAATCCTAACTTTCTTAACAGTTGCAAAAGTCGGGATTATACCCTTTTTGAATATCAAAAAAATATCAGCAATGCCAAACAGACCGCGCCGAATCCGTATAAAAACCAAAAGTCAATCATCGCTACCCCCTTGATTCTCCGTAACTGATTCAATCAGCCGTTTTATCATCCTGATACCGAATACGAGCACCAATAAGACTATGAACGGCGCGCCGACCAATACGCCGAATTGTATTTGTTCGGCTATATCGCATTGCGGGAAGCTCAAATTGATTTTCTGCTCGTTCAAATACCAGTCTTTGCCGTTTTTGTAAGGGCGGACGACTTTGCCATCCGCCGTTACGGTAGGTAGGACTTGAGACAATACATAATCATGCGCTTCTTCGTTCGATGAAAAGCATTGCAATCCGACGCGATACCCCATGTCCTACCCTTTCAGTTATTTAGCCGTTTTAACCATGCTGAAAGCCATGCGAAAGCCTTGCATCAACACGATAACCGACAGAACGGCAGCACCGATTGCGGATACCATTACCGCAAATTTTGCAATCTCAGTGGCGGCGGTCGTACCAATACCGGACAAATCGACGCCATCGGCAGCGGCCAAAGCTGAAGCGGTTGTCAGGGCTGTTGCAGCAATAACTTTATTGCCGTATTTTTTTGCTACGTTTAAGAGTTTCATAGCGTTTTCCTTTCAATAAGGGTTGATAAAAAAGTGATGCGGTTATTTTGAGACTGACCGCAAGTCTTTTAACCGTACAGGTACCAAACTGATGCAATTAAAACCAGTAGGAAAAAAACCAACCCGCCCAAACTTAATTTGAATGAGAGGGGCAATTTCTGATTCATTTTTAATCCTTTAATTGCGGGCTATGTGAAGGTTTCAGAGACCGCCCGCCGAGCCTCTTAAACTTAATCTTCTTTTGTATAAAAACTGAAAATTAAAAATTCACCGCCGATTTCTTCAATCGCCGAACTGAAAGCGTCTTCATAACTTTCATATTGACCGGCAGATTTAATGTTGGCCGTAAAGCCAATATCGCCGAATGGATCGGGATAGATGAATTCATGGTTTTCAAGTTCTTGAACAATAAATTTTTGCTTATACTTACTCATGATTCAGCCTTTCTTAGGCTTTAGATGATGCGCCCTTTACTTGGAAATCCAACAATTTCGGCACTAAGCCTTTGCCTGTTGATTCCATGGCGACGGTTACATCAACCGCACAGGGGAATTTAAGGTTTTTCAATTTTTCAAAATTATGGCTGTCGCCAAACTTCATGCTGGCCGCGGTAAAGCCCACGGCATTGCCGTTTGACGGCATGGGGCTGGCTACCAATACGGTACATGAATCGATTTTGTTACCGTCGATTTCGCCTTTGAATTGTTTTGCGCCCAACAAAGTGGCCGAATATGTGGTTACCTGGCTTGTTTCAAACATTTTTCAATTTCCTTCAGTTGTTTAAAAAATCGGATATTTGACGTTGCTCGTACTCAATATCCTTGATGTGTTGCCTTTCCCTGTCTTGTGGGAATGCGGTTTCTTTCTCTTCATTCAAATCATCAAACAGTGTTTCAATGTTCAATGCGTTAATGGCTTTCTGTTCTTCGTGGATATACTGGAATTTCTGCGTTTGATTTCTGCAATCGTATTGCTCAGGCTGTAAACCTTTTGGATAACCTTCAACTCCTTTCACGAGCTCATCAACTATTTTGCTATCGTCCCACCCTATATCGCGGAGGAAGTTGACCATCTTGCCGACCTGATTCCTTGCATGGAAAAGCTTATGGTCGAATGTCAGATTAACGGTTTCTACTTTTGCTTCCATCCGCTTGGCTTCGGTCTTGAAAATCGCCTTGCAAATCGGATATGCACCGCCAAGATACGACCCCGCATAAAGTAGGACATCCAAGGGTATTTCTATATCCCCCGCCCTGAATTCGGTTTCAAACCTGACCCAAGGACTATCAACATCTCCGAACTGTTTGCCTTTCTCGTAAACGCGGGTAAATTTTGAGTTTCCGCGCTTGCCGATGTAAAAGGTTTTTCCACTGCCGTCTTCATTTCGCCATGCCGTGCCGCGACATTCGCTTTTTGGCCGCATGTTATGTACGTCGTAATGTCCGTTATCGTGGTCTAACATTGCCTGATCGGGTGTGTACTCTCCGTTGAAAAAATCATGTGCTACATCGACACGGGTTATTTTCGGGCGGACGCATTTACTTAAAAATTCATACAATCGGTTTTCCCAACCGGGTAATGCCGCCATGCAGCCCGTACCGTTCAATTCAACTAACATCGTTTCACGTTGTCCGCCGTAGTGAACCTTTCCGTATTCAACGTTGTCGGGTCCGAGTTGGTAACAGCTTTTATAGAAAAACTTACCTTTGAACGGTAATTTTTGAGTAATGCCGAATCCCAAAATTTCTTCAAGCAGCTCGCTATACTGGACAACGAATTCCGTATCTGAAACCAACCCCTTTCCGGTTACTTTCGTCATGGAATCTTCGTGTATCGTGAAAGTGATTTGGTCTATGAACGCTCCGTCATCCCTGCCACGCCTTAACGGTATTTCTATAAATCTGCCTTTGCCGTCTGATACAAAATGGCTGAAATATTCGAATTGGAATTCTTGGTTTTCTGTTTTTTCCGCACCCTTCGGATTTGGGGTTTTGTTTTGGTCCCCCCCTATTAGCCTAGGGGGGCAGCCTTCGGCGGTTGCCGCCGCCCCCCCCGCCCCCCCGGCGCCCGCCCCGCGCGCCGGCGCCGCCC